GAGGCTGGTTATTATCCTTGGGGAACTTGGATTGAATTAAGTCCTGTACTTAATACTTGGGAAGTTGGACATCAATTGGTAGTTTCTGGTGTCCCTACTGGATTAAGAAGTGGTAATGTTTTATGGTATGTTGATAGGATAGATGAAATTTTTACTAAACATAATGTATCAGCGCATCAAAATCCACGATATTCTGAAGCAGACGATGAAAGAAATGTAAAGCAATTTGGTGGGCGAGATAGCGATGATTATAAACATCTTGTATTAGGTGAACATGGGACACCATCACATGCTCTTTTTGATAGAGAGAGGATGCAAATACAAGATTATCTTTATCCAATAGTTAGAATCTGGAGAGCAGAATACCACGATGACTATAGTGCTATATTAAGTAGGATTTCCACGTTACCAAGAATACCATCTTATGCAGAAGCGAAAGCTATTGGGATGGATATTGGATACTCTGAACCAACAGTGATTATTACTTTGTATAAAGCTGGAGGGAAATGGCGGTTGGCCAGCAGAATAATTTTAAATCAAATAAAATATCCTATACAAAGACAAATAGTGGAATTTCTTTATCGGCACTATAACCCTGATTTTATTGCAATAGATATGACTGGTGGTGGTAAGGCATTTTATCAAGAATTAAAAGGGATGCCTATAGATTGGGGTAATGTATTGGTTCCAATAGATTTTAGTCAAACCGTTGTTATTGGTTATGATGATGCAGGAAAAGAATTAAAAATTAGAGTTAAGCGGCTTGCTATGCAGCAACTAATTCAGCAGATAAATGGCCATGAAATTATTATGCCAGAAGACGAAGAATTAGTTTCTGAACTAGAAAGAACTATTAGCATCAGAGGAGCCAGCGGGGAATCTATGTATAGAACTTTGACTCCATTAGGTAGTTTACGTGGAGCAGACCATAATCTTGTAGCATTGTCTTGTTTTTCTATGGGTTGGTATTACAAAACCACAGATGATTTGGGTATTGGTAAAAAACCACCACTTAGACAGCTACTTAGACCTAGATGGATGGAGCCAACTAGGAAAGAACAAATTAAATACAGGTTTTAGGAGAATTTATGGTTGAAGAGAAAGAGGTAAAGGCTTCGTTTAAGGTTATATGGAATGATGCACAGTCTGCTTTTTTCTTAGGAGATTTACTATCAGATTTTAGGGGTGGTGGAATTTCACCAGATACAATAGATAAGTTAAAGCTGCCAAAGGATTTTAATAAAATTATTGATTGGTGTCGGTTCTTTTATGAGCGAGACCCTATTGCTAGTACAGTTTGCAACAAGATAGTTGAAATTGGTGTAACCAGTGTTATTAATAGGCGTGGTGAGTGTACAGATGAAGAAGCGATTATTTTTGAATTTATAAAAGAGCCTATGTATGACATCCTGCGGAGCTGTGCCCTTGAATATTTACTTTCTGGCTTGGTTATTGTAGAAGCAGATTGGGATTATGTTTATGGTAGAGAAATTTCCCCAGATTTAAAGAAAAATAAAAAGTATTACTTACCAACAAATTTTTGGTGGAGAGACCCTAAGACTATTGTTATAAAAGAAACTCCAATTCCCAATAGGGTAGCTTTTTATGTAAAAATATCAGATGATGATAGTTATTTTATTTCTAGTAAGGGGAAGCGACGAGATGGGTCTGTAGATAAAAAGACTTTTAAAGTTTTAAAACAACAATATCCGAAATTTGTTGCTGCGGTTCAAGCGGGACAAACAGAGTTTCTTTTGGATGATGATATATTTGAAGTACGAAGAAATGTAACCAGTAAAAGTCCTTATCCTACACCATTTTTAATGGCTGCGTTAGAACCAATGATTCATAAGCGAAATATAAGAAAAATGGATTATTCTATTGCTGCTAGAGTCATCTCTGCTATTCAATTAATTAGATTGGGGAGTGATGACTTTCCTTTAACTGAAGATGATGAAGATGTATTAGAAGAAGTTAAAAAGCAGATGCGCTGGAGAAATCTTCCTGATAGATTTGAAAGGGTCTTTCAGTTGTTTGGAAATCATACATTAGATATAACATGGGTTTTTCCAGATACTGCTGCTTTACTAGACGATACTAAATATGATAGTGTAAATCAAGATATAGTAACTGCTCTTGGTTTTCCTAGAATTTTAATTGTTGGTGAGACTTTAAGGACAGGAGCTGGAAGCACAGAATATGCTCTTTTAGGCCCTACAGAAACTATGAAGGATATGCGGATACAATTGTTGCAATATCCAAAAAAGATATATAAAGAAATTATGGAGCATAATAATTTTAAAACTGTACCAACACCTGCATTTACACCTATTCATTTGCAAGATATTGGAAAATTGGGTGAAGTTGCTTTAAATGCTTTTGAACATGGTGTTATTTCTAAGACTACTTATGGAGCATTTATTGGTACTGATTATTTGCAAGAAGAATTACCTTTGAAGGTAGAAGAAGAAGCCAGAGAAAAGGAGCTTGGAATAGAACCACGCCCTGATGTTCCATTTGATAAGGGGCCAGAAGGCAAAGGAAAAATTAAAAAAGATGATACGAAGGAAGAGACTGAGTAGATTATTTTATGGTAAATGGAGGGGAGATGCCTAAAGAGTTTGATGATTGTGTAAAGTCTACATATAAAAGTTTAGTTAAAAGTAAAACTAAACCTAAGACAGACCCTAAAACGGGAAAACCTCGAACTTTGAAAGATGTAGCCTATGCTATTTGTACAAAACAATTTATGAAAGAGCATGGCATGTCCCCAGCAGAATATGACAAGAAACATGCTACATCTTCTGCAATTAAATTGCTTAATTTTTATAAATTGATTAATTTAGTAAGAAGAAAATAAATGTATGGAAAGGCTATCAAACAAAATGCTGTTGAACGGTATAAAGCAGGAGAAAGTTCTGTCCAGATTGCAAAATCTATAGGATGTAACCATTCTACCGTGCTCAATTGGGTTAGAGAATTTGGTTATGGTTTATTGATAAATAATGGGTTTAGTGGTCGGCATCATGCACAAGCTACCAAAAATAAACTTAAACAGGCATCTTGGAAAGGAGGAATTTGTCATACAACCAATGGTTATAATAAAATCCACAGCCCTAACCATCCCAACAAAGATTCTAGGAATTATGTTTATGAGCATCGTCTTGTAATGGAACAATCGCTTGGCCGTTATCTTGAACCAAATGAACTTGTTCATCATAAAAATGGAAACAAAACGGACAATCGAGCTGAAAACCTTGAATTGGTAGTAATAAAGAACCATTTTGGTGAAACCGAATGTCCACATTGTTTGAAATCCTTTCTGGTAAAGTAGTTATAATTAGAGAGAGATAATATGAAAGAAACAAAAAGCGCAATTTTTAAGGTTGCATATAAGTTTCTTGGCCCCGAAGAGCTGGAAGCCTTTGCTGCTGAAGACGACCCTACTAAGAGTTGGATTCACTTCATTTTTACAGATGATATGCCAAATGCAAATAAAAAGAGGGTTCCAGTTGAAGAGTTTGATAATATAATCAAAAGTGGAAAGCATATGCCCATTAAAAAGAGAATGGGTGAAACAAGCCCAGACCATGAGGGTGTTGTTCCAATGGGCACAATTGCTAGTATGAAACGTGAACTTGGTGAAAAGAAAAATATTATCGAGGGGCTAGGAATTTTATGGAAAAAGGAATTTCCTGAAGATGTAGCAAGTTTAAAAGAAGCTTCTAAGAAAGGTGAACCAATTGACTTTTCTTGGGAAATTCTTTACTCTGAAGATGTTGCAGAGGAAGATGATGTTTCTGCATTAAAAGGATGTATAACTAGAGCAATTACAATTGTTGATTTACCAGCCTATGAAGGCAGAACAAGAGCACTTGCGATGGCAACTAAGGAAAGTTTTGAGGAACGGCAGGAGAAAATTAGAAGCGCACTTGATAAGTTTAAATTAAATAGAGATGGTTATGATAGTTACCGTTATTATCTTGTTGAAACTTTTTATGATTCTGCTGTTATCAAAGATAGGGAAGATGGAAACTTTTATGAAGTTTCCTATTCTATAAAAGAAGATGGAGTAGAGTTTGATTTTGGTAATCAAAAGAAAGTAGAAAGGGAATATGTGGTAGTAAGTGGAGAAATAACCTTAGAGGAGAAATTAATCACAGGTATAGCTTCTAAAGCAGCGTTGGCTGCTACTGGTAAGAAAGAGAAAGAAGCACAACGTAAACGTGCTGCAAAATATGGTATTCAAGTTCGGCCCGATGGAAATGTTACTAAGCCGAAGGAATACGCTCACTTAAATGATAGCCAATTTGCTGACCCTGTTAACTACGCTTATCCTATTGATAAGGAACATATTCTTGCTGCTTTAAGATATTGGGGTAAGCCAAAGAACAAGGCCAAATATAATGCAAAGAGCAGAGCTATTATTACAAGGAGAATGACAGCTGCAGCTCGTCGCTTTAAAGTGAAGTCTGTGGTACAAAGAGAGGCAACTATGTTTGATAAATTAAATAAAATGCTCGAAGGACTGGAGCCAGAAGATGCTGTTGCTGCAGTTTCTGAAGAGTTAAAAGAGGTTTTCGAGGAGTTAGAAGAACTTAGAGGCCATAAAGATGAATTAGCGGAACTTCGGGAGTTTAAGACAGAACGAGAAGAAGAGGAAGCGAAAGCTACTTTACTTAAATCTCGTCTTGAAAAGATGAAGGAAGCAGGTCTTGAGGTTTCTGAGGAAGATGTTGAAAAGAAAGCAAAGACATGGCTTTCAATGGACGATGAAGCCTTCGAGTTCTATGTGAATGAGCTTGTGGCTTTTGCTACAGCTGTAAAAGAAGGTAAAGCTTCCCTTGTTCCCAATTTAAGGGGAGATGAGGAAGAAGAGTCTGACCTTGACATCGTGAAGGAAGGGTTTGAGGCAATTTTTAAGGAAAGTAAGTCTGAAGAAGACAAAGAGGAATAAACATGGAACTAAGACGTTTTCATAGTTCAGTAGGCGACACTACTGCAGAGGCTGTTGTTGAAGGTCGTATGGTTGTTCGTACTGCTCTTGGAGCACGAAGACCTGTTACCGCTAACGAAGCTAAGTATGTTTACTGTGCAATGTTTACAGTAGATAATCGTAAACCACCTATTTACGTCCCTACGCCTAGTATTGATTGGGCTTTAAGAGAGGGATGGGATAGAGACGAGAACGTACCTTTTGATGCTAAGGTTCACCTTACCTATCCAGGATACAAAGATGCTGGAACAATTCCTTCTGGGGATAAAGTAGTTCTTCTTGGCCCTGGAAATACCATTTCAGTTAGTTCTGGACAATGGAATTACAGCACTGATGTTGGTGCTGGGGATTTATTAGAGGTTATATATTCTGGAGCAGATAGAGGTAAGTTACAGTTGTTTTCAAGTGGGACAGCTATTGCTATGTGTAGAGAAGTCGAAACTGACGGCGATTTAACATTTGATATACTATAAAAGAGGTATCGTAATTAGGAGAAATGATGGACGAAAAGAAATTTAGAGAGGCTTTTGCCTCATTAGCGAAAACTGATAGGCAAGCGTTAGCAGCTCTACTTGTTGAATATCTTCAACCCAATCATATTACTGTTGATATTATTGGGGCTATTCTTAATACTAGGGTTTTAAAACCTGGCGATGCACTTGTTAAGAAGGTTCGTAAGGGAATTGAAGTGCGTCAGCTAATTCCTGGTGCAGTTCATCTTTCCAGTGAAATTACTGTAACTGAAAGAATGAATTATGTTCTTGAAGGAGCAGATATTAGAGTCGTAGCTAATGAGTGGGAACTTGAATCTGGAGAAATCGGAACAGTACAAAGTATCCGAAGTGAAATGAATGCAAAACTGAGCGATTATTATATCAATCAGGTCTTTTCAAAACTTTCTACACTTTGGAATGAGACAAATACTGCAGAGTTCTACACAGAATGTGCTACTAGTGTTACAGCTGCAGCATTGAAGGATATGATTAATACTATTAATCATTATTCTGGAAATGTGAAGGCTATTTTAGCTGTTCGTAAGACTCTAACCCCTATTACTGAATTTGCAGGCTATCAGCCTTATGCAGATAGTCCAACTTCTTGGGGTGTTGCTATTCCTTCTGCTTTAGAGGAAATCCGTCAAACTGGATTTATTGGAGTTTATTATGGTGTTCGTAATATTCTTGCCCTCCCGCAGATTTGGGATAACCTGGAAGATTTTACTGCTTTGTTGCCAGAAGATAAGATTCTAGTTATTGGTGATAAATGTGGTGAGTTCATTACATTTGGCGAGGTTAAAGTCAAAGAATGGTCAAACATGGAGCCCACACCACCTTTGTGGAATTTAGAAATTTATCAGCAATGGGGAATGATTATTGATAATATTCGACATGTCGGAGTTATCAAGATAACATAATAATGTTATCAAAGGGGAGATAGTTTGATACTATCTCCCCTTTTTCATTACTTAAAGTGAAATTTTATTTATGTAAAGGAGAGTAAAGATGGAAGTTCACACAGAAGAAAAGCAAAGAGCAATGAGGAGCATGGAAGGAAAGGAACCATATGCTCGATATAGAAAAGCAATTATGGGTAAAGTGTCTGGTCTGCGCTTAGACCCTATTAGATTTGTCCCTACTGACTTTTTGTTGGAGGGAGACCCTACAGACCCTAATGCTGACCCTGCAGATTTTATTGTTGAAATTTGGACAGAGGCAGAGCATAAATATTTTGTGAGGAAAAATAAAGCTTTAATAGAGAATGGAACTTTAATGCCTTTTGAGGGAGAAGAAGTACCCATTGATACTACTAATCAGATTTCTGATGTAGAGATTGATGAGGTTTTAAACAAACCTTTTATGGCCTTGAAGTGGCGATTGGAAAAATTTACTAGTTCTGTTCCTGTAAGAAGGATTTTAGTGAGAGCTAAAGAACTCGATGTAACAACAGGGAAGTTTGATGCTATTAAAGCCAGATTGACTGAATTAGAAGGATTTGAAGCTCCCCCCAGAATGCCTGAAAGGGTAGAAGTTAAACTATAAAGTTTAGGGGTGGGCTGGGTGGGAATTGATGGAAATAATATTATTGAAACCAAGATATATTAGAAAAGGGAAATGTAATCGTTGTGGATGGTGCTGTGAGCAGAGGGGATGTGAATATTTGATATATAATGGTGATATTGCTATTTGTACTATTTATAAAGACAGACCAACAGAATGTGCGAGATTTCCACAAGCTCCACCAATCTTAACAAAAAAGTGTGGATATTATTTTCTTGATATTTGGGAGAATAATAAAATAGTTAAATATGGAAAAGATTTATAATGGCACTAACGGTTTCAGGTAAAAACTATAGTTTAATAAATGCTTGTGAAAGCCTTACGGGATGGTCTGGGTTAGTAGATGCACTTGTTACTGACTTTTTCAAACAGGGTAGTAATTGCATTGGGATGGAACTTTGGGGCTCTGGAGATAATGACCATACTTTGACAGGTTCGTGGGATTTATCGGGCACAAAGCACATTCATCTTTGGTGGATGACAACCGTTCTTAATGAGTTGAACACAGATGCTAATGGTGGATTTCAGATAGGTGTTAGTGATGGCACAAATACTGGATATTACTTAGTGAGTGGAAGCACAACTTACCCAGGCGGTTGGTATAATCCTGTAATTGATTTATCGAGGGCTGTTGATTCGGGCACAAAGCCAGACATGTCGGTAGTTACCTCTATTATATTAAGGTGGAATCTTACGGCAAACGCTAAAAAAGTTCAGAGTTGTTGGATTGACCATCTTTATATTAGTGATGGTTTAATAGCTTATGGAACATTGGCTTCGCCTTTTGATTTTGATGATATTCTTGCCAAGGATGAAGATACCACAAATGGCTGGGGAATAATCAGGAAGGTTGGTGGCGTTTACTATCTAGTTGGAAGCCTTGAGTTTGGCGATAGTGCTGGGACTGGCGAACTTGATTTTAAAGATATTAGTCAAGTTATTGTCTTCGAGGATAGAAAGGTTAATGCAAACCTTTATAATTTTACAGTAGTTGCCAATGCTACAGGAGCTACTCAAAAGTTTCAATTAGGTGATGTGTCTGGTGGTCGTGGTATATCAGGCTGTGTGGTTCGGGCAGAGGGAACACCCAAATATGATATAGTATGCACAGATACAGACGTTGATGATTTTAAATTATATGGATGCACTTTTTATGATGGGGATAGTTTTCAATTCCCTTCCAACAGTGCTAATAGAGAAGTAATAGACTGCACTTTTGAAAAGTGTGGGCAGGTTGTTCCAGATACCTGTAAAGTACAATATTGTAACTTTATCTCCTCAGATGCTGGAGTTGATGCTGCCACTTTAATAAATAATGACCCACATTATGTTACTGATTGTAGTTTTATCAACTGTCCAGATGGGGTGGAGATGGACACTTTGGGTGATGGGAATTATGACTTTGAAGACTTAGTATTTACTGGCTGTACATATGATGTCAATAACACCTGTGGTAGTGCTCTAACTGTTACTAAGGTTGGTACATCAAACCCATCAACCTACACGGGTTCTATTGTAACATTTGCTGGCTCAGTATCATTAATAGTTACAGTCGTTGATAAGGATAATGTGGCAATAGAAAATGCCCAGGTTGCTATTTATAAAACAAGCGATGATAGCCAACTTATGAATGAGGATACCATTGCAGATGGAACTGCAACCGAATCATACACGGGGGCAACCCCTGCAGATTGTTATGTTAGAGTGAGGAAGTCATCTGCTGGGGCTACAAAATATATCCCTGCATCTACAACGGGCACAATAGTAGCCCAAACTGGATATAGTGTGAAAATAACTTTACAAGAAGATATAAATGCGTAAATATAACGAGGATTTTATGAAACATGAGTGATACAATTTTAGGCGGAGATTTTACTGTCTATTACGAGGCAGAGAATAGACAAAAGCGAATTAAATGGACAGGTGCTGCAACCGCTACTCGAACAGCAAATGAATTGTATTCAGCTCTCCAAGACCTTTTTGATGAACTAACTCAGATGGATGATGGGATACCAATGAGTGCCCAGACTCCAACTGAATATACCATTGGAATTATTGATGCTGGTGATGATGACCCTTGGTTTATTGATAGAGATTCAGTAGAACATGTTACTGGTGGAGCTATCAAGACCGCTTCATGGGCACGTATTCAGGATTCTAATACTGGTATTGTAAGAGTTACCTGTTCTGGTGTATTTAATATAGTAGAAGGAGATATTGGCTATGATATTACACATACACAAGATGGTGATAGTGGAACTTTATTAGATGTTAATGTTACTAGTAAAATTTGTTGGATTCGACCAGATTCTGATGTGGCTGCTAATAACTTTGATTCGGCAACTGGACAATTAGTTTGTAATGCACATTCAGCTGCACAAGATGGTGCTGCTGTAACTGGAGAATCTTTGTGGGCTAATATCTATTCTCTTGGTACAATAGAAACTAATACACATCTTTATATTTATCAAAATGCTGCTAAATTGGTGGCTTATAAAGGAACGGAGGATTGGTGGAGTGATGGACACATTGATGTTTTAATTTGTATTAAAGAAGTTGGAACAGAGATTGACGAGGCAGTAATTCAAGTATTAGGTCGTCAATATTCAAAGACTTGCGATTATTATGAGGTTGACCTTACTGCTGGTGGACGAAACCCAATTCCTTTGGCTACCGCCGATGATTTAAACAATGAGACTGGTTATAGGCAGATGGTTCTTACAGATTCTGCGGGGACATTCACAGTAGGTGAAATAATAGAGGATGATACTGATGCCACTATCCAGGGTATTGTAACCGCTGTTTCGGGGACAAACCCTGATGTTACGTTACAATATTATCTTATGGGAGACCCGCTTACTGATTTTTCCTCTTCAACGGGAACATTTGCAGGAGAGGGAACAGGAGCAGGGACAGCGGTTGACCCAACCAATGTAGGGCCAGCAGCTTTAGCGGGACTTTCAATTGTTCATGCTGCTGATGAAACATTTGATATTGATGAGAATGGCACAACTGAAAACTATTCTATTGTAATTGATTGTAGTGATGAAGCTTTATCTGATGTTTATGAATGGACTAAATATATAACTAGACGTGGTGATACTAATACTGGTAATACTGATGGACAGAAAGGTGAAGAATATATTGGAAGTGATAGGCGCATCATTTATACTACAATGTCAGGAACAGTTAATGAAGGAGATGATGTATATCAGGATATTACAGCTGCTAAAGGTGTAGTTGTTGCTCTTAATACAACTGATAAAATCTGTATTCTTCGTAGTTCAAGAGGAACATTTAATAATTCAGACATAATTAGAAAAGATGGTACTAATTATTTGACAGGCCCAACTTCTACGGTTCTTTCACCAGTAAAGGCTGACCCATATGGGAATTTTGCTGGTGGTGTTTTCTTCTGTGCCCCAGGAGTTGTACTTGATAATGTACCTAGTGCAGATTTAAATAATTTCCAATTAGTTGATGATAATGGAAATAGTGTGGAAGCACCAACCAAGGTTACTGTTGAAGTAGGAAATACACGTTTAGGTGATAGGATTGCTGTATTTAGATTAACGGCTGGTGGGAACATTGAAAAGGATACTTATACTGTTGATACAGTTGGTTCTATTGGTGATACTAGTATTTCAGTAGACCCCAACATTGACCCAGAGGAACCAGGAAAAACAACAGGTGGAATATTAAGGCTTGTTGATGTTGATGCAGATGTGGAATATAGATATAGATATGCTAGTTGGACTGGCGATGATTTTACTTTATTTAATGAAGCAGCGGATGTAGCGGAAGCAACAACTGATGAAGATACAATAAAAGCAACAGGTGGATTTACTAATTGTAAGGTTGGAGATATTATTTATAACTCTTCTCGAACTGCTGTTACTTATATTAAGAGTGTAACAAGCGATGATGAGGTTGAGGTTGCTCCAGCAGTTACAAGCCAAGCATCTGGTGATAATTTTAGGGTTGGAGCTTTAGTGGCAGATATAACTACAAGTGATAAAGTGTATGTTCCATTTATTGATGTTTATGAAACTGCAGGAACACCAGGAAGTCCTGGCTCAGAATCGGTTTCTGTTACTTATTCAGTAGATATATCTGTTAGAGTAAGAGCACGTCAGGCTGGTGATATTGTTCCATTCACGGCAGATAGTACAATTGCTTCCACTGGTATGACTTTGAATGTTATTCGTACAGAGGATACAATTTATTCATAATGAATGAAAAACTAAAAGATGAAGCTCTTCAATATGACCTTGATGCACTAAAAGAGGGCGTAGAGAAGTGTAAAAAGAATATTACCATATTTGAAGATGTTATTGCAAAGGAATATAATAAAATTAAAGAATATAGAGCGATGATTGCTTTCTTGGAGGAAAGGCAAAATAGCAATGTCAGTGCGTAATGATTTTACTGTTGATTGGACAAAATCCCCACGTATTATTACGATTGCGTCCCCTTCAACAGAAGTAACTATGCAGGATTTGGTTGATACAATTCGTACTATTGAGGAAAGATTAGAAAATATTGATAAAGACGATTTGTTATCAGCTGCAGGTAAAGAGGACTTAGGTGGCGGAGTTAGAGTTGGGATTACCGCAACCCTGCAAAATGCTAAAATTGCTTTTGAATCTCGTACCTCATCGGCATCAGAAGGAACCGCCACAACTGCTGATGCTGATGGGGAAATTCTTATTGATAGTTCTGCTACATTCCAAACTGATGGGATATATTGAATCCCAAATAGAAATAAAACATCTACCATTAGCAGACGGTGTTGAAAATGATTGGGATATTGGAGATGTTTACAAAATATGGCCAATTGTTCAATGTGAGGCTAGTGGTGGAAATCTTGTTGCAATAGATATAGTGGGCAGTGGAATAAGTAGTTTACATCCTACCGCATTTACTCAGATTGTTAGGACAAGTTCTGCATCTGCAACTTTACAAGAATTAAGAGCTATTCAATTTTCATCATATCAGAATGGAGTTTGGGTTTCACCTTCAAACGGACAACCAGGAACTCTTTATCCAATTGGAACAAGAGAATCCCCAGTAAATAATATTGACGATGCTATAACGATTACTACAAATGTGGGACTCAATACACTTTATTTATTGGAAAATATTACTTGTAGTGGACACAATCTTAATGGTTTAAGAGTTGTGGGGGAAAATCCAATTTTAACAACTACTACTTTATTGGGGGGTTGTTCAACGGAAGGAACAGAATTTAAAAATTGTACTTTAACTGGAGTTCTCAATGGAGAGATTGAAGCAAGGGAATGTATAATTAATACAATTCAAGGATTTAAGGGAACCGCATATGATTGCTCTTTAACAGGAATGATTACCCTTGGTGGAACTTCATCTGATATGGCACAGTTCTTAGGTTGTTACTTAGGAACTGCGTACATTGGACTTGTAGAAATTGACATGAATGGGGATGGCCCCCACTTGTCTATGCGGGCTTTTGCTGGAGGATTAAAAATTTCTAATAAATCAGGAGATTCTAAAGTTGCTATTGATTTTATTTCTGGAAGAATGGAAATAACCGATACAGTTACAGCAGGAACCTTCTATGTAAGAGGAGTTGGAGAGATTACAGAGAACCTTGGAACTGGTATTACTTTATATGATGCATCTTTAATTAATCCAGCAATCGTTTCAGACCAAGTTTGGGATGAACTTGTCAGTGAACATCTTTCAACTGATACATTTGGTGAGTATATTGATTTTATTAGTAAAATCGAGGGTGGTCGGTGGAAAATTGTTAATAATCAAATGATTTTTTATGCGCCAGATAATGCAACAGAAATTGCTAGATTCAATCTTTATGATACAGAGGGTCAGCCAGCAATGGAAGGTGTAATGGAACGTGTAAAAGTATGATAATAACAAGGGGCTATGGCCCAGAAGTTAATTTAATTATAACAAGAGGTTTTGGGATTTATGAAATAGCTCCTGAAGTTTTTGAAAAGCCTTGTATATTAAGAGCTAGAACTTATCCAGAATTAGAAGGGGTTATTGAGGCTGAAAAAAGAAGGGGAGAAATTATAGAAATACCTGAAAGGATACCTAGTATAACAGAGGCCCCCGAACGAAGACCTGATATTATTGAAACTATTGAAAGAGAACCTGAAATTATAGAAACTATTCAAAGAAGGCCAGATATTATAGATACTAGAAAATCAAAACCAGATATTATAGAGATAGAATGAAACCAGATATACTAAAAGCAATTAAAAGAAAAGCCGATGTTATAAGTGCAGTTGAGTTGAAGCCAGACATTATAGAGACTTCAAAAAGGGAACCAAACATTATAGAAGCAAGGAAATGTAGTGTGCAAATATGATAACACTTACTATTAGAAATCCATCAGACGGAACAACAACGTTTGACCAAATAAAAATTTATAGGTCTGATACAGAAGAAGGAAGTTATGACTTAATAGGAACTGTTGCTATTTCTAGTGGAACTTCAACAGATTATACTGATACAACGGGTTCTGCTTCTCATTGGTATAAGGTAACATACTATAATAGTGTTACTACGGATGAAAGTGATTATAGCGACCCACAACAAGGCGGAGTTTCAGATTGGTATATCTTCATTGAAACTGATTTAGATTATTTAATN